GTTGCGAACGTACCAGTCCATCGCCGAGGCGATCACGGAGTTGAGGCCGAGGTCTCCGGCCACCGCGCCCCAGTCCCGCTGGGATCCTGGGAGGACTCTCCGGAGGACCGAGACCAGCTGGCCCGAGCCATACCCGGTGAGGTAGACATCCCGCGATTGTCCCAGCGGGAGCGGGAGCGGTTCGCGGGGGTTGGCCACGGCCTTGCCGAGGATCCGGTCGAAGATACCCATGCTTCGATTATCCCATGAAGAAAAAACCCCGTGGCGTGGGCCACGGGGCTGGAGGGTGCCTGGAAAGGATGGCTGGCCTATTGTACCGCCTGGGCGATCCGCATCCCGATCCACCGCATCACCGGGACCGCCATGCTGTTCCCGAGCGCCTTGTAGCGTGGGCTGTCCGGAGTGTCCTTGCCACCCGGCCGGATGTCCGTCCACCCGTCCGGGAAGCCTTGGAGCCGTTCGCACTCCACCGGCGTGAGTCGCCGAACGTGCATCGCGGGAGTTTTGACTGGCACAATGGGAGTGCCGCGCCCGGTTCCATCCTCTCCCGCATCAAAACCTTCGCCACGCAGGGTATGTGCCACGGGCTGAACCATCACCGCCTCGATCTGGCACCGTTGCAGTTGCGTGGTGGGGCGTGGCACCATCCCGCGCATATCGCCCCTGCATTGCCACGAGAACGCGCTGGCTTCGCCGGGTTGCGCCACACCGGTATGATGCCCAGCGTTCCCGACTGTGACACCACGCAGGACGGGATGTATTTCTATCCCGGCGTCTGCGGTCGAACCTGTGGAGTCAAACCCTATGCACCGTTGCAGTTGCGCGGTTGGGCGTGGCACCATCCCGCGCATATCGCCACGGCATTGCCAAGAGAACGCGCTGGCCTCTCCATCCGTCACCAGCGGGGTGTTGTTCCCACCCGTGCCCCACCGCGCCGATACCGTCGGGCATTGCTCAACCGGGCCGGTTACCCGGCTGTCATTCGGGTGCGATTCGTAGAGATGCGGTTGCAGGACCGCCGGGAAACAATCCCTCTCGGGCATTGTCTGCCCTTTTGCCAGCACGGCATCCAGAGTCTGGCTCACTTGTCCTCCGTCCCACCAGCAACCACCGCCTGGAGCGCTTGCTCCAGGATCGGCGGTAGTTTTTTGCCCCGCATCTCGGCTCGGCGGAGGATCCCCGCACAGGCTTTCGGGCTCAAGTAATACCTCGGCGCAACGTCTTGGATCGCCTGAAGAGTGCGCGACAACGAACACACGACGGCGTCTTTGGGCCACTCCGAAGTACTGAGCGTCAAGCACTCGGTACGCGAACCCATACCCGAGTTCGCCCAGCGCCCCGAGGAAGGAACCAAAGTCCCGTCCTCCGTTGCTTGACAATACACCGGGCACGTTTTCCCAGACAACCCATTCGGGGCGGTAGTGGTCAACCATTGCAACGAACGTGAGCGCGAGGTTTCCTCTCGGATCGGAGAGTCCCTTTCGGAGTCCTGCCACGCTGAAGGCTTGGCAGGGAGTTCCTCCGACAAGAATGTCAATTGTTCCAGGTTCAAGATTCCACTCCTTAAATTTTGTCATGTCGCCGAAGTTAGGCACATCCGGAAACCGGTGAGCCAGAACCTGCGACGGGAACTTCTCGATCTCGGCGAACCCAACCGGTTCCCATCCCAGCGGGTGCCACGCGACGCTCGCGGCCTCGATGCCGGAACAAACCGACAGATACTTCACGCCTTCTCCTCCTTGGCCTTCTTCGGCCGTCCTGCGGGCCTTGTGGACGGCTCCCGCTTGGTCTTCCCGCACCGGCACTTCCACATGGTGGCTCCCGCCCGACCCATGGGAGATCCGCAGGACGGGCAGGATGGTCGCTCGATGTTCAGTCGCTGTCCGGGCATTATTCGCCCTCCGCACTCAGCAATGCGCGGGCGGATTCGTCGCCGAGATCATGCACCAGATCCATGCGATCGTACTCGCTGTCAACAGAGTAATCCACGGTCCAGTCCGTCCCGGACTCGATGAGCAGGACGGGGATATCGATGCCGATCCTGTGCGCCGCCTCGATCCTGTGCGATCCGGTGAGCGCCTGAGCGTACTCCATGGTTCCGATCGCCAGGACCGGGCGGCCGGTCCAGCCCTCGTTCTCCATCGATGCGATCAATTGTTCCAGCTTGACTTGATCGCGCACTTCGTGGATCGGATTGATCGCACTTCCCATCATGGTGATTAATGTTGTCATCGTCTTGTCCCTTGTCGGTGGTTCCGACACACACATAATACTACACCCCCAGCGGGAACGCAATAAACCGTAGCATCAAAGCAAAAAAGGCCCCGGTTTCCCGGGGTCTTCTTCGCTCGATGTTGAGTCGTTGGCCGAGCATCAGATCTTGTCCAGATTCTCCAGCAGGAACTTCTGCCCGCCAGCCGCCATGCGCCACGTTGCCAGCTCGGTGTCGGACAGATCGCACTCGCCGAACATCGCGATGAAATTGTCGCGGGTGAAATATTCGCTGATCTCAGCGGGTGTCATCCGGATGATCATCTCGTCGTCGAGGCCCACGGTACTCAGCGCCACGCGGTTGTTGCGAACATCAGCCATTGTCATTGTTTTGTCCCTTCGGTTTCGGCCTTCTGGCCTCATCAGCACCGGACTACCGGTGGACCGAGTGGCCCCGGTTTCCCGGGGCCTTGCTCTTTATTTCATGGCTTCCATCAACGCTTCGCGAGCCTTGGCATAAACCTTATACGCGTCGGCCGATGCGATCCTTGCCTCCTCATCGCCATGAGGACCGATCGCTTCATATACGCGGTAATATTCCGCCTGCCATGCGTTGTACGTAGCAACGTACTGTTCGGTGAGGATCTTGATGGTTTCGGTGTTCATTGTTTTGTCCCTTGTCGGTGGTTCCGACACCCACATAATACTACACTCTCATCGGGAGCGCAAGGAAACCGTAGTATTGCCTGAACTATTTTTCCGGAGCGTCGAGCCGCACACATTGCACCGCCAGCGCCCGCCGCCGGAGTACCGGACCATCAGCGCCCCGCAGCCACACCTCGGCCGCGCCACGCCCCGAATGGTCCGGACCCGCTCGACCTCCGGCCGCCACCCGAATGTGTGTTCGAACCACCGCGCACGGCACCCGGCATAGCAGAACCACCGGCGCTCGTCCGGTGGCCGATCCATTTCCTTGGTCCAGTCCTCGACCGCGTAGAGCGCCTCTCCGCATCCTTGGCACCGCTGGTGCGTCGCATCCCTCATCTGTCCCCCCTACACCGCCGCGAAGCTGCGCTTGGAGTCCAGTACGGTCCAGGCGTAGCCGAGCGCGTCCACCGAGTCGTCGTGCTTCCCCACCGGGAAGCTCAGGATCTCGTCCGCAAACCACGCGGGCATATCCGGAGCGTGGCTCACCAATCCTTGCTCGTAGCGGGCCTCCAGCGGCCCGAAGCGGGTGACCTTGTCCTTGTCCGGCCGGATCCCTCGGACCGGGAGCTTGGTCGTCCTGAGCAGCTCCTGGATCACCGCGGCTTGGTACTGGACCTGCTCGATCCCGATCGAGACCGGCCGATGCTTGGCCGCCATGTCCTGCACGAATCGCAGGACTTGATCGAATGGCCCGCGCATCCGCGCCGCGTCCAAGACATGAATGGTGCCGGAGTCGTCCCTGCCGATCACCACCGCGGAGGTCCAGTCCGCGCCTTCCTTCGAGGAGATCGCCAGGTCCACCCCGAGGTATCGCGCCAGACCGTTCGGAGCCGGAGCCGTCCGGAGCCACTCCCGCTTGACCCGAGCGCCATCGGCGTCCACAAACTCCGCGAGGTACTCCTGCCTGAACGCGATCGACGGCAGAGACCGCTCGGCTGCGGTGATCTCGTCCGGATGGATGTACGGGTTGGCGGTGGTGGGCATCTGCCACCGCATCCACTCCGGATCCCCGCTGGCGGCGTCGAACAGCGTCTTGAAGTAATTCGAGCCCTTCGGGGTGGAGAGGAAGAAGGCGCTCCCGCGGTAATCGGTGAGTGTGGGCCGGATCGCTTGGGTCCAAGCCTCCTCGAGGTACGGGGCCATCGCGGCTTCGTCCACCCCGACCCAAGCGTACTTGCGCCCGCGGGCCACCGTGGCCGGTTCGCCG